AGTAGACGTTCTCCTATTCCCAGCTAGAGTATAATGGCTTTCGGACAATATGTTAATTTAGATTTTGATCAAATTAAGACCTCAATTAAGGATTATTTGAGGTCAAACACCAATTTTACTGATTATGACTTTGAAGGATCGAACCTTTCAATAATTATCGATGCATTAGCATATAATACATACACGACTGCATATAATACAAATATGGCAGCGAACGAGTGTTTTCTTGACTCCGCTACACTTCGAGAAAACGTTGTTTCGCTTGCTAGAAACATTGGATACGTTCCAAGATCTCGCAGATCTGCAAGAGCAAGAGTATCTTTCGTTGTAAGTGGTCTTACAGACACTTCAACGCTCACATTAAACTCTGGCATCGTTTGTAATGGTGCTGGAACAAACACAAATTACATATTTTGCATTCCAGAGGATATTACTGTCCCTGTAACAAACGGAGTTGGTGAATTTAATAATATTGAGATATATGAAGGTAATTTTGTATCACAAGATTTTACTACCGACACTTCTTTGACTAGTCAAAGATATATTCTTGATAATTCTTTTATTGATACATCAACAATTAAGGTTTCAGTTAAACCAACTTCAACTTCTACATCTTCTGTTACTTACAAACAAATTGACAACATTATTGGTATCACTTCAACCTCTTCATCGTATCTTTTACAAGAAATTGAGGATGAAAGGTATGAATTGATCTTTGGTGACAATGTAATTGGTAAAAAATTGTCAAATGGTAATGTTGTAACAGCCTCTTACATTGTAACTGACGGAAAAGATGGAAATGGTGCTTCAGAATTTAGTTTTGTCGGAAATATTACAAATCAAGATGGTGGATCGATAAATTCTGGTCTAATAGGTTTAGTTTCAACAGATGAGAAGTCAAGAGATGGTGATGACATCGAATCAATATCATCAATTAAGTATTTTGCACCTCGAATCTATTCATCTCAATATCGTGCAGTCACTTCCTCTGATTATGAGTCTGTTTTAGGTTACATTTATCCAAATGTTGAGTCTGTGACAGCTTTTGGTGGTGAAGAGATGAGTCCACCTCGATTTGGTAAAGTTTTTATATCAGTTAAACCTCGAAATGGTGATTTTCTATCAGATGCAACAAAAAGAGAATTGGTTCAGAGATTAAAGAACTATGCAGTCGCTGGTATCGTGCCAGAATTTATTGATTTAAAATATTTGTTTGTTGAGATACAAACAAGTCCATATTACAATCCAAGTTTAAATGATAATCCAGAAAATCTTAAAACTGGAGTTTCAAATGCTTTAACTCAATATTCACGTTCGATTGATGTTAACAAATTTGGTGGTAGATTCAAATATAGTAAAGCAGTATCACTAATTGATAGTATTGACTCATCAATTACATCAAATATTACTCTTGTTACGATTAGAAGAAATTTAAAAGCAGTTTTAGGTCAATCTGCTCAATATGAAGTATGTTATGGTAATATGTTCCACACTCAAGAGACATCGTATAATGTTGTATCAACTGGATTTACAATTGAGGGTGTGACAGGGACTGTTTACCTTGCTGATGAGGTAATTAATCGTGAAAAGGGTCGAATATTCTTCTTTACATATACAGAGGGTGGAACTCCAACTGTTGTGAAGAAAAATGCTGGAACTGTTGATTATATGCATGGTGAAATTCTTATAGATAGTGTAAATATACTTTCAACAGTAATTGCAAACGGCGTGATTGAAATACAAGCAATACCTCATTCAAATGATATCGTTGGTCTTCGTGATTTGTATGTTAAATTTGATATGACAAATACAACCATTAATATGGTTCCAGATCTAATTTCATCAGGAGAAAATACTTCTGGATCAAGATTTGTTCATACACATAGTTACTATACACCAACTTTCACAAGAAAATCTCAATCTCCAGTATCTACAGCTTCTGCACTTCTACCATCTACTGCTTCTTCAACTGGAACTACAACATCAAGCAGTAGCACATACTCATCATCAACTGCAACTTCAACAAGTTCAATGAACACATCATCCACATCCACATCCTCATCTGGTGGTGGTGGATCTAGTTATGGTGGCGGATATTAATGATAGATACATCAATACAAAGAGTTGAAATCAGTCAGGTAATTGAAAATCAGTTACCTGAGTTTGTTCAATCTGAAAGTCCACTTTTTGTGGATTTTATGAAACAATACTATATCTCTCAAGAATATCAGGGTGGATCGATAAACATCTCTGAGAATATTGACAGATATACTAAATTACAGACATACGTTGGTGCTGCACTCACAGAATATACTGGATTATCTACCGATACAGAATCATACTCCTCTACAATCTTTGTAGATTCCACAAAAGGATATCCAGAGAAATATGGATTGTTAAAAATTGATGATGAGATAATTACTTACACTGGATTAGGAACAACATCATTTACAGGGTGTGTTCGAGGTTTTAGTGGTGTTGATGCAATGGATCAACCTACAAGGCCTGATCTATTGTCATTTAATACAAGTGTGGGTGTATCTCATACTGGTGGATCAAAAGTTCATAATCTCTCAAATCTTTTTATCCGTGAATTTTTTAATAAATTAAAAACCACCTTTGCAAGTGGATTTGAAAATCGTAAATTAGATAGTGATCTAGATCAAGTCAAGTTTATAAGACAAATAAAAGATTTTTATAAAACAAAAGGAACAGAAGAATCATACAAAATTTTATTCAGAGCGTTATATGGAGAAGAAGTTAGTATTATCAAACCATCTGAGTTTTTAATTAGACCATCTGATGCTGATTATGGTTTTGCTCAAGATTTTGTGGTCAAAGCAATTACAGGTGATCCAAGAAACTTAAAAGGATCTACATTATTTCAAGATCTTGATGAAGATGATAAAAATATTCGAGGTGCTTCTGGTGCGATATCTGACGTAAAAGACTTTTTATATGGTGGAGAACATTATTATCAGATAAGTGTATCACAAGATTCGATTGATGGTAATTTCATAGTTCCAGGCAGAACTCGTATTACAAACCCAGTATCAATTGGTGAAACCACAATCACGGTTGATACTACTGTTGGATTCCCTACAAGCGGTTCTTTATCTCTGCCAACAGCAACCACTGCTGGAATTGTTACATATACAAGTAAAACTGCAAACCAATTCGTAGGTTTACCAACATCAGTTGATGTTTTAAATATTGGTGATGATGTAAGATATAATAATGTTGCATATGGATATTCCTTTGCAAATTTAACTAATAAAATTGAAGTTTTAATTACAGGTGTTTTAAAAGACTTTCAAATTCCTGATACAACTTTTTACTTTAACAAAGGCGATAAAATTAAAGTTGGTTCCTTTGGTGTCAACAAAAGTTCTGAAGATGCTAATTTTGGATCGTTTGTCTATAATACGTCTGTAAAATTTACTCCAAAAACTGTCACAAGACAATCAAGTAGTAGTTTCAATATTACTACCCTATCTGATCATGGATTTTTAGAAGAGGATGCGATTGAGGTTTTAGATGGTTCGTCTACTTTAGTTGCAGTTGGTCGTGTTTTAAGCACAATTGATGGTTCAACATTTATATTAGGTGATGTGCCTGGTATTGCTGAAAATAATATTGCTCTTATTCGTAGAAGATTAAAAAAAGGAAACAGTTCTCTTCATACTAATATCAACAAATATACGACTGACGTTCAGAATGTATATGATCATGATAGTGATAATGCAGATGCATTACCTCCACACCCTCATGCATACGTTGCCTCACCATCTTTACCAAGTTTAGGTAATGAACCCATAGTTGCACCAGATCGTTCTGTAACGTGGACTGGCGCCACTGGCGGCGACGTTATACAATTGATACAGGTTACAGAGGGTGCTGCTGATCATGGATTCTACTCTGGAGAGGTTGTGAAATATAATGTCATCAGTGGTTCCTTGGGAGAGTTAATTGATGGAAAAAATTATTATATAAGTCGTGTAAGTTCAAATAATATTCGTCTTGCAAACTCTTTACCTGATCTTGTAAACGGTGATTTTGTAGACGCAACAGGAAGTGGAACATTTAAAATCTCTGTTCCTGATTTAGCTAATAAAAAATTAGATCATCAAAAATTATTAAAGAGATTCTCATTGAATCCAGTATTTGACGGGGCGAGGCGTGAGACAACGCCAGGCACCACTGGCATGTTGGTAAACGGTACGGAGATATCAAACTATAAGTCGGGTGATGTTATATTTTTTGGTGGTGTTGAATCCATAGATGTATT